GGGGGAGAACTTACGAGGAACTGGTATCTCGTCCCCACCTAGTATTTCAACAAAGTCTTTGAAATCTATTGGGTCAGGTATGTCCACACCCATAGGCAGCACTTGGGTAGGGGGATTATCTTTGTGGTTATGGGTGTACGGTACACGAAGCACCCTTGCTCCATCAGAAGTTACAGCAGGGTCTGGTAAGAAGTTATGGACACCGCAGTAACGTTTCAATTGTTCCGCTACGGGTAGCCATTCTCTATAGGATACTGACTCCGATAAAAACCAATATACGTGTATCCCCCTACCAGAGCTAATCACAAGAGGCTTGGGTAGCCCTACCGCTTTAGTAAACTCCCGTAATGCTTTTAGTCCTTCTGTTTGGTTTATATATACTTTACTAGGGCCGCAATCTACATCAAAAAAGAAAGCTTTAAGGTTCTTAATGTTTGTCGCTTTGCGGGAACCCCATTCGTTAAACGTCCCTAACGCGTAGAAAATGTTGTATCCGTCTTTGTTTAGTTCGTTACCTGTGTCTACTAGTTCGTCTATTGTGTTATGAAATATTTGTGTTCTCTTATCTTCTGCCCTTGGGCCTTGAGAGGCGAATGAGCAGTAATACCCATCGTCACTAAGAACCTTCCGTAGAAATGTTTTTGCATCCATACCCTTTTACCCATTCACCCATTTACCCATTTACCCAATATTGAAAGACACTACGGCAGGGGTAGGGAGTTATTGGCCGTAAAACCCACCCTTTTCAGTTCTGCCGAAAACTTAGCCGTAGTGAAACTTAGAAGTAGCTAGTCATCCCACTCTGAAAGAACATCAGTTATCTCAGACTTTTCCTGTTTGGGAGCGGCTGATTTCTTGGTCATCTTTTTAGGTTCTTTCACCTCTACAGTAGCATCTTCCTCTTCAAAAACCGAATCCGTAGCGGCTTCTTCAAAAGGATTGTCCTCCGAAGTTGGAGAGGACGTGAACCCCTCTACTGCTTCAAAAGGAGACACAGCTTGTCTCGTAACGTACTTAGTAACCTGCACCCCCTTCAAACGTAGAGATACCCCTGTACGATCTGCGTTGATGGAGTAAGGAACAAATACCACAGCGATGTTTGCTGTACTGCCGGTAGTTAGTTCAAAACTAGCTTCCAGTGCTACGTTTTTAGCATCGTACTGTTGGGGAGAAGGAGTAGGTCTACCGTTATAGGCCGCAGTAAGTTTGGCTTTATGGGTAAACGTACCAGAGTCTTCATCCTTTTTGAAAGGATTGTAAATCACAGCGGGCCAAGCATCCTCCCTTTGACTAACGTATGCAGCCTCCATACCCTTCCAAAGCTCTTGGGCTTGCTTCTTGTTCATACGAAAGTTTGTTTCGTACGCTGCCTGATCGTCCGTAGCATCACAAGGAACACTTCGCCTCTCCTTGTTGTCGAACCTATAAGGCTGGTTTATCTTCGGCCAAAGAATCTCTACATCTTTAATTATGTAGCTTAAGTTTACTAACTTATCCATTGCGTTCTCCTAAACGACTTATTATTAATTTGCTGGGTTAAACACAAACCCTTCCACCTCACTAAACGGGGACACAACTTTGTTCCCCCCTTTGACTAAAGTAATAGCCTGTAAGGTATCAGGGTGAGTCTCTAACTCAGCCACTGTTTGCGACTCTTCTCCATCTAACACTCGCATCGGACGGAAGCGAAGTCGCGGAATGTAACCGTCTTTTTCAAAACCCATTCTAGTTACAACATTTATTGCAGAGGTATTGTTCCCATTTAAATGTCTAGCGTAGTTCTGCATCGACATCCATCCGTTACCCGCAGGGCCAAAAAGACTCGTAGCGGGTAACTGAATTTGGTACACCTCTTCCAAATTATCTTCCAGTACAACTGCGACACGTTGCGAATACTTACAAGCCCTCGCATTGTTGCCACCAGACCCTTTTATGTTATGAGGACAATCAATACATCGTGAAGACTGTTTATTGTTATCAGGAACATCTGGGTCAGGTCTTTGAGTGTCCGATGACCAACAAACAGGTGCTGCTGGTTTATCGGGGTCGTACTGGTTTGCGTAATATATTCTGGAGACTCTACCCGCGTTTATTATAACAACGTCTAAAGTATCTGAATCAGTAAAACGCGTTTCCGTTCCGTTGGCAACCCTACGGAATACACCCTCTCTTAATGAAATACGGGCTACCATTATAGGTCTTCGTCTAAATCCGCTAGTACTTCTTGTGGATCTATTTCCTCAATTACCTGTGCATCTCTCTTATCTTGCTGGTATGTCTCCTTAGCCTTATCCCTCATCTCTGCACGTTTTTGTCTAGCCGCAAACTGTTCGTTTACTTCCTCTTGCGTAAGCGGCCTTCTTGGTTGTGCTTCCGGCTGTTCGCCTAACAGTGCATCTGATATAAGGTTTAACTCAAACCTAAAGGTCTTACCGACTTTGATGTAAGTATTCTCCGGTATGCTACCGTTTCGTATCCACGCTCTGACAGTGGATTCAGACACCTTAAAGTGATCTGCCACTTTCTTTAACTCAACAAACTCTCGTTCTTCGGACATTACGCCCCCTTTATTTTTCGTACGCTAATTGAGTATTCAGAGTTAGACTGCACACCCTTAATTACCGTATCTGGGTTATCTTCAAAGAACTGTTCTAAATTACCTTGGTGAAGCCGCCCTTGTAAGAGTTCGGGGTTGCCTGTTTCTTTAATAAAGCTATAGACGTTTCCCCAATCTGTAACAAAGTAATTACTCTTCACCGAGCGATAGAAAGTTCCTGCCTCTGTTTTAACGCTCTTGGCTCCTGTCTCATTGCAATGGTCGAGTAAGGCTTTCCTTATCACATCTTGCTGACGTTCAAGTCCTTTATCTTCGGTCTCCCATTCCTTTTTGAGCTTCGCTCGTTCGTCGCGTATCTTTATAAAGACTTTAGTAGCCTTCGCTAGATAGTTTTGATCTTGCACACAAATCTCCGTACTTTGTGGTTGGGAGCAGAGTATAGTGACATCTAATACGTTACACAAGTATTTCTTTGTATAAGTCGATCATTTTTGTGTGTACGTCAATTCTATTATCAAGTAATGAGTACACACGTTTTTCTACAAAGGAACCTTCCAATTGAACTACTGTACACTTGTGATCTTGCCCCGCCCGATGCACCCTAGCGTTGGCTTGAGCGTATATTTCAAGGGAACTAGTCGGCCCCCACCACACCACTGTGTTGGCAGCAGTTAATGTAATACCATGCGCTGCGGCTTGCGGTTGTATGACAAGTACTTGTGGGAGATCAGTTTCTTGAAACCTTTTAAATATCTCAGTTCTTTTGCTTGCTGATACGTCACCTCGGATAATCTCTGTGGGTATACCATCTTGTATTAACTTCTTAGTGAGAACATCAATAACGTGTTTAAAAGGAACAAAGACTAGGACTTTCTTACTGGACTCATCGACTACTTCTCGCAGTACTTTGTATCTGTGTTTAATGTCAAACTCTAAAGCTTCACCTTCATCTGTGTAGACGGCCCCCGAAGCAATCTGCAGAAGTTTGTTCATCTCGACAGCAGCGTTGACGGCTGTTATTCGTTCCCCTGCCGCTTGCATGACTAGTTTACTTCTGAGTTCGTTGTAGTACTTCTTTTGTTGGGAAGTCATTTCTACTTGCCGTTTCACGTAAACCATATCAGGGAGGTCAAGACACTCTTCTTTCGTAAAACGTATAGCCGGTTGCAGTGCTTTAAACACAATATCTGTGGCCCTTGGGTTCGGAACCCATTTAAAATTAGTGACTTTAAACATCACTATGTCTCTAAAACCACTGAAAAAACGGGGCACAGTGTTAGGATTTATCAACTTTGCGAGGCCATATGCGTCGAGAGGTGACTGTGCGGCGGGTGTTCCGGTCATCATCCACAACCAAGTGTTAGGTGTGACTAACTTATTAAGGACTTTCCACCGTTTGGTCTGCACGTTCTTGTAATGAGTAGCTTCATCAGCAACGATTAAATCAAACCCCCCGTTCGCTATCGCATCGGCTACTATCTCTACCCCATCATAATTAATTATGACAAACTCGGCCCCTCCTTCTATTACCTCTCTACGCTTGGTGGAAGAACCATATGCAATGTCTACCGTACGGTGCATAGCAAATGTAAATAAATCAGCCCGCCACGCTGAATCCATGATAGATAAAGGGCATATGACCAACACTCGTTTTATACGCCCTTGGTTCATAAGGTAGTCTGCCGCCCATATAGCACTGGCAGTTTTACCTGTCCCCTGTTCGTTAAAGCAGAAGGCACGTTTGTTCATGGTTAGGAAAGAGGAAGTGGTTTTCTGGTGGTCGAAAGGTTTATGTTTACCTGTCCATTGGTACTGCCCCTCAATGGGGGAGGGCACTTTTATGTTAAGGTTTTTTAATACATGGGACTCATCGACGCCCCAGTTAACCAATACTTTGTTCCCTGATAACCTCTTACTCTTAGGTATCACATCTGTTACTTTTTCAGGGTCACGTAAGTTTAGTAAGATCGCTCTGTTGTCTATAACTTTCATATACTTCATCCAATAAAAAACATCGTAGAGTGATGCACACAATACGAATTAAATACCGTCTTTCGTACCCACGGACGGTGCGTGGTGGGTTTGCCCAAGGGGATAGGGTGTGGGCGTAGTACTAGGCTCGTTTCGTAGGCTTCTTCCCGTTACGACTACGATTCTTACTTTTACTTTCTATCTTGTACCCATCGGCATTTGTGCCGCCCTTACTTAACATCTTCTCATGGCTAACGTCCTTCCCTTCTCGCTTGTCAGCCTTACCGTTTTTATTGGCGTCCACTCCTACCTTATCTACTGCACGTCTAGCACGTTGCCGCTCCATACGATCCCCATGCTCCCCGCGTTTCAGTTGGAGTTGGTATTCTTTTGCGTAGGGTCGCCTTTTACCCTTGCCTGTCTTCTTATACATCTACTAACTTCCCCCGTTATGAGGACACTCTAACACGACACAATGGTTCCTGCATAAACCACTAGGTTTAGGATTCCATACGTTATTATCATACGCTGACTGTAGGGTTGTAAAACCAGAAAACCATTTTTCCCACATATTTTCTGCGTTGTCTAGTTCGTAAGTATCTTTTATTAGTTCTTCCGCTATGACAAACAGCAGCCCTGCCCTAATCTCTTTGACAAAAGGATAGTGTGCAAACACTGCCAAAGCCATTAACTCTAGCTGCCCTTTATCTGCGTATCTTGTCGATTTCCCCGTCTTGTAGTCTACTACCCACGCTAATTCTTGTTCCATATCCAGTATGAGTAGGTCTATTATCCCGCGCCACCATACATTTTTAGCCCCAAACCCACACGCTTGCAGGTCTTCAGTTAGGCCGATTCTAATCTCACAATGCTTCTCGCCTTCTTTGCGGTTTAAAATATCAAGAGATTCTTTAGCGAAAGTAAAGTCTTTTGGTAACTCCTCATCGTCCCGTATGTATTTTTCTGCAGCGCGATGAAATTTATTACCGTAGTTCATAGCGAAACTAAAAGGTTCTTTGTAGTCTTTAGCTACTTTCAAATGATAGAACTGTTTAGGGCATTGCTCAAACGCTTTGATCTTACTGTATGACCAAGGGGCGGCAGCGGGTTTCATATATGCACCATATTCATTACGATAATATAGTCTTGAGGCGGTATCTTTAGGGCAGCGCACACACGATGCTGTTTAGTAGTCATGTCTGCCACTGCCTTAATTATCTCTTTATGCCGGTTAGACGTTTTTTGTTCGCTAGTTCGTAACCTCATTCACATTCTCCATAAGACCTTCCTATACCAGATTCGCAGTCTAGGGGTAATCCAGTTGCCCAATCTGGCACTGTACGCATACACGATTCTATATACTGCTGGGCTTCCCCCACCTCTTCTTCTGGTACACAACACACCACTGAGTCATGCACAGTCAATACAACACGGTATTTCTTTGTAATCTTTAACATCTGCTCTGCAATAATGCAACGGGCTAACGCTTGGCAAGCGTTCTCTACGAACTTACCCCCATATATCTTGGCGCGTCCGTTCCTTCTTTTATAGGTATACTCTGTACCCCTAGAGTTACTGGCCCCTTCAAGCTCATCATAACGCATTAATAGCCCAGACGGGAGGCGCACTGCTGACAGCTTGCCTTCAGGTTTTAACACCTGCGGTACTCCAATTGACTTCTCTTCGCCTTTAGCTAACTCACGAATCATAAGCTCTGCCTCCCGCCACAACCCACTTATCTCTCCATTAGCTTCTCGATAAACTTGGATGATGCGTCTCGCTTCTTCTATATCTACTTCAAATCCGAAAGTACCCATCTGCGCTTGGAACTTAACCGCGCCCATACCGTACCCGCTACCCAATATTGTGGTCTTACCAACAAAACGTTCGTCTTTTGTAATCTCTTCTTCAGGTTTACTGTAGATACGCGAAGCCATTTTAACGTAAACGTCTTCTCCCTTCTCAAAAGACCTTACCAAATCATCCTGCCCCGCTAACCACGCTAGTACCCTTGCTTCGATCTGCGATGAATCACAGTCAATCAAAACACAGCCGTTGGGAGCTATCATACTTCTCTTTAACTTCTTACCATTAGGTCCACGACTAGGTAGATTCTGCAGGTTTATCTTGTCATCCCCACCCCATCGTCCAGTATGGGCAGCGTAATAACGTACAGGTACAGGTAGTAGCCCACGTTTAGCAATGTCGATGAATCGTTGAGTACGTGTCTCTTCTAAAGTACTTTTATTACCCAGCCGCGCTGCTACTAAAGCTTGAATCTCTAACTCGGGATGCTCCTGCAACGCTTTAAATCCTTCATCTGTTTTAGCGAATGCGTAGGCTTTCTTCCCAGTAACTAAACTAATCTTGAGGGGAGGGATCACACCATTCTTTCTAAGTAATCCTGCAAATTTTTCATTACTCATTAAAGATTTCTTACTCGCTCCTGCCTCTATGAGTAGTACGTCTTTACGATCCCGAATGTCCACAAGATGTTCTTCTAACAACCCAAGATCCAAATCCAACATAGGCTCGATGAACATACGTAATGTGGTATCAATTACTCTAAGCTCTTGTCTAGGGTATTGGTTCGACATGATAGTAAATAGTTTGTATGTTAGCTCTACGTCGTTAATGCAGTAGTCACCATACTTGTCTAACTCTTTCTCGGTGAAGTCTTCCCGATGCTTACCTATTGCATCCAGTACTTCAGTCCCTTTCTCTCCGATCTGATAACGCTGCGCTAACGCGGATAGGCTACCTCCCACCTCCACGCCGTGCAGACTTCTAGCCATACACAACGTATCGGCCCAGACCTTCGGGTGTACGTCGAACAGCCATGACAGTATCGCACCATCAAACATAGTGTTATGGGCAAGTACCATGCTGTTGGCCCAATCGAATTCATGCAGATATTCTTTCATCTGCTCAAACGTACCACTAGCCCATTCGGAGTACCCGTCGTTAACCTTTATAGACACACCAATCACTTCAAAACGTATATCACGGATATATTCTTCAGTAGTTAGTTTAGTTAATGAAAAGTCCTTACTGTAAAAGGTCTCAAAGTCTAGTGTTATTAAGTCCACGTTATTAATTCCAGTAGTGTTTGCATTTGAAGCGTTATCTTTCTTTGTGACTTTTGAACATGAGGTAGTTNGTCTTCGCAAAAAACCTATTTGACACCATCATGTCTTTCAACTTGGCCTCCCTCGTGTCAATCTGCTGTACCTCACCGCCCCTCTCCAGAAATTCTGCAACCTGATCGTCAAGCTCTTTGCTCTCTTCCGCTTTTGTTTTACTCATTTTTAATAACCTCACCTGCATTGCCCTAACAAAACAAACCACACC